AATATATTATGCCAATAGTCTGTATAAATTTGTTTGGGCTTGTGAAAGATATTTTTTGTCAATTTTTTTTTATTATTATTACTATCACCAAATAGTATAATATTTAAATATATTATGCCAATATTCTTTTTTTATTAAATAAATTGATCAAATGTATCAATATGCGCCGAATATGATGAAACCAGTTGTCCACGTACTATTTGTCCGTTAACAAATCTAATTTTTCAATTAGCATCGCTTCGTTAATAAAAACATTTGTATCGGTATGATATTTATCCAAATATGTGGACAAAACAGTGTCTTTGTCAAAAGAAATTTTTGAATTTTTTAAATCGGTTTTATAATTTACATAATCCATTTTTAATTTTTCCATGATAGTATTTATATTTTTTGGTACTACAATTTTGAATCCTCTGTCAGTATATTTTTGTTGCCTGCTGTACATACGTCTTAAAGATCTTTTATTTTCGTATTTACCAAGTTTATATTGATAGTATAATTTGGAAGCTATTAATGATAAAGGAACAATATAATCGGTTCGATTAATTAATTTATCCCAATTTTTAATATGTAATTTATCATTATAAACGACTACTTTGCCAATTTCCATATCGGCTACCAAATTAATATATTTCAATGGATCGACATAATTCAAACAAATTAAATTAACTTTCAATGGATATTTTTTACTTTCGAAATAATAACTTTCAATATATTGACAGGTGCAATCTTCACTCTCAAATTCGCATTCAAAATTATTTTTTTCCATTGCATCTATAAAATTTTTTGTATCTTGTCCATGCGTATTTTCTATATATAAATCAATATCATTTGGTTTCCATGTTGCACCATAAATAATTTTCAATAAAAGAGAACCGGTAATTGCAATATTATTTTTTTTTATTGATTCAATAATTTCATAAGGAAAATATTCTTGGAGCATTAAATTAATTTTTTTAATAAAATTTATATTAATTTGATACAAATATTTGCATGTAAATTTAAATGACATACAATCAACGATTGACATTCTATCAAAAATTTCCAAAATCATTTCAATTGGTAAGATCCCAAATAATGATTCATCCATTTTATTTACTTTATAACATCAATAATTATCGCATTTATTATTTAAACTAAATCAATTTTTTAGTATGAGCTTTGAGAAAGATAAGGAAACTAATTAAAATTTTGTACTAATATACAAGATTTTAATTTGTCAATATATTAATATATTATGCCTGATTATATCGGAAATTATCGAGGATATGATATTTACATATCAAAAAAATATCCTAAAAAGTATTACGCAATGGTCAACAACAAAAAAGTTTATTTTGGTGACATACGTTATGAACAATTCCGAGACAAAATGGGTCATTATACTGATTTAAACCATTTTGATACTAAACGCCGAACCAATTATAAAAGACGTCACGAATATGATCGACACAAAGTAGCATCTGCTGGATGGTTTGCTGATCAAGTTTTATGGTAAAGTCTTCATGCTTTGCTGAAGACTTAACACCATTCTTCCGGAATACTAAATGTTAAATTACCATCATTATTGGACAAATATGTTTTTCTCCAAACATAAATTCTCAAATCTGGACTCAAATATACGCGATTATTTACACAATTATACGTATTATCATTAATTTTTATACAATCCAATCCACACTGCAAATTATTCCCAGTTCCAATCATTCCCGATTCTCCTCTTGACACTAATACATTTGATGATCCTCGTATTAAACTCAAATGTATTTCTACTCCTTTTGGTATACTAATATAATACTCTGTTTCTGTAGTGTAATATTCCATTTCGGTAGTTCCATCCATTACTTGTTTCATTTTTGTTCCGATTGGTACCATAATATATGCTTCTAACGGTTTTTCTTTTTCTGCCGTAAAAAAATAATCTGTGGCAAAATTTATGCATTTTTCAGTTGGTTTTTTATGACTTTTATAAATATTTATAGCTTCCTCTAATGTATTTATCGGTTCCATGATCTTATATATATATATATATATTTATTGTTTAATATTTAAATCAAAATCAATAACATACCAATTGTATAATGTGCATAACCATTTTTGCAACTCCATTTAAATGCATATTCATTTTCAACATGAATATCTACTGGTGAATTCGATTTAATTCCCTTTTTATATAACCATTTAACTACTTCCTTGTCTCTAGTTGTGTCGCTTCGCAACATAACTACGAGCAGGTTGATAATAGTAACGGAACGTTACTATTATCTTACCAAATGCCCATTTTTGCAACTCAATTGAGATGCGAATTCATTATTTGCATGAATATCAATGGGAAAATTGGATTCAATTCCCAATTTATACAACCATTTGGCTATTTGCAAATAACCATTACAACAACTCCATGCAAATGCGCCTTCATTTTCTGCATGAATATCAATAGGAGAATTTAATTCTATTCCTATTTTTGTAACCATTTGGCTACTTCCAAATGACCACTACAACAACTCAATCTAAATGCCTTTTCATTATATGCATGAATATCAATAGGAGAATTTAATTCCATTGCTGTTTTATATAACCATTCGGAAGTAACTAAATGCCCATTTTCGCAACTCATTTGAAATGCAAATTCATTATTTGCGTGAATATCAATAGAAGAATTTAACTCAATCCCCATATTATATAACCATTTAGTTATTGCCAAATGCCCGTCGTCGCAACTTATTTGGAATACATATTCATTATTCGCATGAATATCAATGGGTGAATTTAGTTCAATTCCCATTTTACATAACCACTTGGCTACTTTTAAATGGCCATTTTCGCAACTCCATTGAAATGCATATTCATTACCCGCATGAATATTTATTTGATATTTATTGTATAAGTATTTTGCTACCAATATATTATTATTTGCACAGGCTGTTATAAATATTTTTTCTTCTTTTTTTAACTTATGTTCCCGATACATCTTTAATAGAATTATTAGCAATCAATAATTTGACAGAAAAATGTTGTATATTTTTAACAAAATACCAAATGAAACAAATTGGTGTAAAAATCCAGGATAGTGAAACATATAATTTTAATATCAATCAAGTCGTCAATAATATAAAAAAACAAATAGAATATAACCATGATGATGGATATATCGATTTATTAGTTAATATATCCGATTCAGAAATAGAATCAATATTAAATAATTTATAGTGACTATTTTTAATAACAATTTTGCAGCACCCATGAAATACAAACGAAGAATACACAAATTGTATTCCAAAAAATATACCCTACTTGACTCAAATAGGTATTGCCCAATAATTTTATTTATGTAAATCTTTATACAAATAAAATTATTTTTAGCAAATATTATTATGGACTTTGAAAGCATTTTTTTTGATAACATTCGCCAAAGCCGGAAAATTAGCTTTCAATAAATCAGACATTGAAATATCTTCAATCATTTCTCTTTCCGAATGGGTTAGAACACCCGATTTTTCCCACCAAAATCTATCGCTAGCTCTTGCTAATCTCAATTGTTGTGCAACAGATCTGGTTGTAGTATCTCCAACCATTGATCCAGGATATTTTTCTTCAGCCATTAAACCGGTAAAAGAATCAATTCGGTCTACACTTCCGTGAAGTGATTTCAATAATGAGGCCAATGTGTTATTTTTCGTAATGTGTCTAAAACATGTTATCGGATCTCCATTGAGTCCCTGGTAGCAATTTGGCAGACTATAAAGTGATTCTGCTCCAAATGCAATCCTAAACGAATTATAATCAGGAATGGAATGGAGTCTTCCTCTGAACAAATTGGATGCCTCCACATCAATGTTGCCGGGACCTCCAATGCGCAAATTCCTAATACCATCATTGACTTTAGTATCGAATTTTTGGGCAGTTTGTTTGAGTGCTCCTCGCAAAAATGCATCCGGACCATGTTGTCTAAACAAACCAGGTTCACACGTAGAACGTTCTTGTAATTTAGATGGGAAAGTGGTCAGATTTTGAACATTACCTTTCAATAAACCGCAGGTATCACTCAATGCAAGCAATGGAAGATTCAGCATAGTATGCAACCTAAATGATGATGTTGCAAATTCAGTCCAGGTTCCCGCTTGCAAAGAAGAATCATAGCAATCATAATCATCCAACAAATGGCTAGCCGCTTTCTTACCGAAAACTTCTGGGAACCATTCATCATAAATGATGTGCTGGAAAGTGGCAATGTTCAATTTTCTGGCTTCTTGGAATATTTGTTCATCGGTCCTTGAGGGATTTGCACTATAAATCTGCTGGGCAAAGCGATTGTGTTGTCTCAGGAATAATGTATGCAATACCGTGATATAAAAATTTTCATCACTGCGCAAATCTCCAGCCGCATTACCAATTGGGGGACCAGCCAGCGCACATTCATTTGGGACTCCAATGACGGAATTATCAGGCAAAGTATCACCCGGACCGGTTAACATTTTTCCTTGTGTGAATGAGCGTAACTTATTTACTATTTCTGGGGTCATACCATATACAATATTTAAATCAATATAGGATGTTGCGTTGTTGAATGTTTGGAAGATATTATTGGAATCAGTGATGCCTACAGATGGGCGAGTGAAAAGGCCTCTTTGGGGCCACACGCATAATTCATCCGTTTTAGCTGTATCATTCGCACTATTGCAATTGGGAATCATAATCCCAATATTTAATGGACTTCCGGGTACAAATGGTGTTACTGTGTGACTCAGATCATGACTCAAAAATTGTCCAACAATAACAGCAAAATTATTTAATTTATTTTCGGGTGTTAAACCGGTGGCACGTTCATTGGCATTCATCAGTGCATCCGAAATATGGGTAGCGGTCGCAAACAGTGTTTGGGAAACTGTTCGTTCGTTTGGTAGATCGGGTGGAAGATATCTCGGTTGAGCTTTTCTCAACAAAAGTGTTTCAGTCGCTCCCCAACTGGGATGCTCCAAATTGTTACAATGACCATTTAATGAACGAGTATTTAGATTTTCAAGACAAATTGGGTCAATGGCCTGAACCTGACCCAACACAAAACTAACTACTAATAAACACAAAAAAACGCGCATTTGTGTATGATAATTACTAATATTATTGTTACTAAATAGAGACATCTAATATTATTTTTTTTCAATTTTTTATCAAACATGATTTATAAATAACAATAAATAATCTATTAAATCAATAGATTCATTCATTCAATCCCATTAACCTAGTACCAACCCATTCAGGATATTCGAACGTCCATTTTAGCCGCATGTATATATATCATTGACACACTAACAAATATTTTGTTATTGCAAGAAATTTTTTTCGTTAATCCATAAGGCCATTGATCCATTCGGTAATATTTTCATAATCACAATCACGTGCAATCGATAAACACCTTGTTTTACCCAAAAAACAATTTTTTTCTGTTAACCATTGCAGAATATTTAGATGACCTTTTTCGGTGGCATAATAACATACCTGGTTATCTATGGTACAGTTATTGGCTAATAATAATTCTAATACATCCAAGTGACCATTCGTAGCCGCATTGATAGATGCTTGACTGTTATATGTACAACCATTTATTAGTGTCCATTGTATTACATTTAAATGTCCATTAGATGCGGCATGTGATATAGTTGATGAATCCCATTCGCAACCATTAGCCCGTGCCCACATTAGCACATCTAAATGTCCATTCCAAGCAGCATAATTACATGTATTAGAATCCCATGGACAACCATTCTGTCGGAGCCACTGTAATATTTGTAAGTGCCCATTTCGAGCAGCAGCTGAAGAAACATCAGAATTCCAATCGCAACCATTTTCTTTTGCCCACATTAATACTTCCAAGTTTCCATATCTGGCAGCGCATTGACATGTTCTGTAATCCCAATTACAACCATGTTCCCGTGCCCATTTCAATACATTTAAATGTCCACCAGCTGCCGCATTTGAACATACCAAAAAATTCCAGGGAAAATCATTTTCGCGCGCCCATATCAAAACTTCCAAATGACCATTGGCTGCAGCATTTTCACATACAGTATAAGTTTTAGGATAATCATTTTCTATTGCCCATTTTAATACATGCAAATGTCCACCACTAGCGGCATAATCGCATACCATATAATCATCTATTTTATTATGACCATCTTTTATTAATTTTTCGTTCTCTTGTCGTAATAATTTGAGAATTTCCAAATGTCCATTTTGGGCTGCCTCAATGCATACTGTGGAATCCCATTCGAGACCTTTTTGGCGAGCCCATTGTAATAATTCTAAATATCCATACCTGGCAGCCACAAAACATACGGCTGAATCCCATTCAAAACCATTTTCGCGAGCCCATTGCAATAATTCCAAATAACCAAATTCCGCAGCCAATGTACAAAATAAAATCTTGTTTACTGGTTGGTTTTTTTTTAACATTTTTTGTTGTAGGAGGTCTAAAAAGATTTGTCGCCATCCATGTGAAACCATACAAAGAACATTATATTCCAAGGATGATAAAGATTCCATTATCATTTCCCAAATTTCTTTGTCTAGTGACATAGTTTTAGTTCTATTAAAACTGCCGTCTGTATGGAAGTAATCTGTTGATAATAATTAGATCCTGTAACTAATTACGATTTCAATTTTTTTACAATAAATTATTTATAAATAATGTATTAAATCAATATATTATTTATTCAATATTCCATATCAGAATATTGAAGTTCATCCATAGGGCCACTATTTTTTTGTAACCATTCCAGAATCTGATAATGATTTTCTTCCTCGGCTATTTCATATGTTTCTTTGTAAAAGATATATCCATTTGCGTGTGCCCATTCTAAAATATTTAAATGACCACGTTCAGCAGCATAAGTACATATTTGATCATCGGTAGGACAACCATT